GATACAGTTACCAACAATTCGATATTTGTAGGCAACACTACAGATTTATTAAAAATGTTAAAACAAAAGAAATTACCAGTTGTTGATGCTGAAAAAATCACCACTGAAGATGCAAAGGATAGCAAGTGAGTGATAATTATCTTGGCAATCCGCTTCTCAAAAGCACAAATGTTCAGGTAAAATACACTGCCGAACAGGTGCAAGAATATGTAAAATGCGCAGATGATCCTGTGTATTTTATGGAAAAATATATTAAAGTAGTGAATCTCGACAAAGGATTAGTTCCATTTGAATTGTATCCGTTTCAAAAAAGAATCGTCAACACAATTCACAACAATCGTTTTACCATTTGTAAAATTCCACGTCAGAGCGGCAAATCGATCACTGTAACTAGTTACCTTTTGCATTATTGTTTGTTCAATCCAAACGTTCGTGTGGCTATATTGGCAAACAAAGGCACTACAGCCAAAGAATTGCTAGACCGTTTCAAAACAAGCTACGAAAATTTACCAAGATGGTTGCAACAAGGTGTTGTGGAATGGAACAAGTTTTCGGTGCAGCTAGAAAACGGATCCAAGATCATATCGGCTGCCACATCTTCTAGTGCAGTTCGTGGTGGTAGCTACAACGTTATTGTGCTCGACGAATATGCATACGTTCCTAATGGTGTGGCAGAGGAGTTTTTCAGTTCGGTGTATCCCACCATCAGCTCGGGCAACAACACCAAAGCCATATTGATCAGCACACCAAAAGGTCTCAATCATTTTTATAAAACTTGGACCAACGCTCAGAATGGTAAAAACGGATACGTTCCAATCGAAGCCAAATGGTACGATGTACCAGGTCGCGACGACAAATTCAAAGAACAAACCATAGCCAACACTAGCGAAGCTCAATGGAGGACGGAATTCGAGTGCGACTTTGTCGGTAGCGAAAACACACTCATTGTACCATCCAAAATAGCCAACATGGTGTTTGGTGTGCCGATCAACACCACAGCCGAAGGTTTGGATGTATACGAAGCTCCTAAAAAGGGCAACATTTATGCCATATGCGTTGATACTTCGCGTGGCGATGAACAAGATTATCATGCCATGAGCGTGATCGATTGCACCAAGATGCCATACCGACAGGTGGCCAAATTCAAAAACAACACGCTTTCGTATCAAGTTTTTCCACATTACATCAAAAAAGTGGGCGACATGTACAATGAAGCGCTGGTTCTTTTTGAAATAAATGACTTGGGACAAGCGGTAGCGGAAGTATTGCACGAAGAATTTGAATATGGCAACATTTTGAGCGTGTCCAACCGTGGCAAACGCGGTCAAAAGGCAGACGGTGGTTTCGGTAGCGGAAAGGTGCAAATGGGTGTGCGCATGAGCTATCAAATCAAGAAAATGGGATGCACCATTCTCAAAGATATGATAGAAAATGATAAATTGATAATTCAAGATTTTGATACAATTTCAGAATTTAGTACGTTTGTGGCTCGTGGAGCCGGTTACGAAGCCAACGAAGGTTACAACGATGACTTGATCAGCACATTGGTGCTTTTTGGTTGGCTTACCACCCAGTCATATTTTAAAGACTACACCAACAGCGACGTTCGTCAAAGAATTTACGAAGAACAAATACGAAAAATCGAAGAACAAGTGATGCCATTCGGCTTTTTTAGCGATGGTATGGATTCTGACAACGAAGATTTGGAAATTTTTAATGAAAACAAAAATTTTAATAAAAAAACAAACGCATCAGAAACATGGGACGACTGAGAAACACATTTTTATAAATATTCTTAAATAATGTGCTTAAAATTTAAAAAAATATGCTAAGATTATATCCAAAGGAGGATAATAATGCCATTTCAAGTCAGTCCTGGCGTTAAGATTGTAGAACGTGATCTTTCGACCATCATACCAACAGTGGCTACTACCCCTGCAGGTTATGTTGGTTTGTTCAACTGGGGTCCTGCAAATCAACGCATTGTAGTTTCTAGCGAAAACGACCTTTATCAACTCTACGGAGCGCCTGACAACGACAACTTCAAGCACTTTTTCACAGTCGCAAACTTTTTGCAGTATGGAAACAACATTCAAGTTGTTCGTTTTTTGGATACTACAACTGCAGATGGCAACAAAGCTAAAAATGCTGTGGCTGGTTTGAGTGGATACAGCACTGGTGTTTTGATCGAAAACCAAATGGTTTACGACAATACTGTATCTGGTAGCGGATACAGTGTTACAGCCAACGCTTATTTTGCAGCTAAGTATGCTGGTACATTCGGAAACAGCCTTACAATCGAAGCAGTTGATACTGCCGCAGCATTCAATGCATGGGGACTGAGCGGTCAGTTTGTTGGTGCTCCTAGCACTTCGCTGTTTGTTCAAAATGTTCACGGTGGTTCCACGGCATCTTACAACGATGAAATTCACTTTGCAATCATCGATACAGGCGGCAAATTCAGCGGTGTAACAGGAACCGTTCTTGAAATTTATGATGGTCTTTCCAAGGCATCGGACGCTCGTAAGTCGGATGGTAGCAGCAATTATTACCGAAACGTAATCAACAATTCCGCATACGTTTATTGGCTCAATCATATCAGCGGATTGGGCACATATTCTTCAACCGACAATAGTTTCGGAACAATTGCAGCAGCATCTTCGCCCGCAAACACAGCAGGTTATTACAAATCAGGATTCACTGCTGGTACGCTTGGCCAATCTATATCAGGAATAACAGCCGACAATCTCGGCGCAGCTTATGCTGATTTCTTTGGTGATCCTGATACCGTAGATGTTTCTATTCTTTTGGGTGGTCCTTTGACTGGATCGGCTGCTGCTCAAGTTTCGGAAGTCGCACGCGATCGTATGGATTGTGTTGCGGTGATTTCACCTGATGTCGATGCAACGATTGCAGGTTACAACGGTTCCAAAGCTACCAAAGATGCAAATGCAGTTGCTAAAGCTTTGATAACAAGAAACGCAATCGGAAACAATAGTTACGCTATCATCGATAGCGGTTACAAGCAAATGTATGATCGTTACAACGACATTTATCGCTACGTACCACTCAATGGTGACATCGCAGGATTGATTGTCAGAACCGACGAAACCAACGATCCTTGGTGGTCGCCTGCAGGATTCAATCGTGGTAACATACGTGGTGTTGTGCAACTTGCATGGAATCCCGATCAAACACAACGCGATTTGATATATCCTAAGGGCATCAACCCTGTTGTAACTTTCTCGGGAGAAGGCACCGTATTGTTTGGTGATCGCACTGCTCAAACCAAGCCAAGCGCATTTGATCGTATCAACGTTCGTCGTTTGTTCATAGTTCTTGAAAAATCCATAGCAATTGCAGCTAAATATCAATTGTTCGAATTCAACGATGCATTCACCCGTGCAAACTTTGTAAGCATGGTTGAACCATTCTTGAGAGATGTTCAAGCTCGTCGTGGTATATACGACTTTAAAGTCATATGCGACTCGACCAACAACACACCTCAAGTAATAGATTCGAATCGCTTTGTTGCTGATATTTACATCAAACCCGCTCGCTCGATAAACTTTATTCAACTCAACTTTATTGCAACGCGCACAGGTGTAAATTTCGAAGAAATAGCTTCTCTTTCAAACCCAGGCGCTCCACAAGGATTAGTACTGTAATAAATAAAGGAGTTCAGTAACAAATGAGAATCGACGAATTTAAAAATAGACTTATCAATGGTGGCGCTCGTTCGAACCTGTTTATGGTTCGTGGATCGTTCCCAGGTAGTGTAATTGGTTCCATACCAAATTCCAACCCAAATGATGATATTCGTTTTATGGTTCGCAGCGCATCGATTCCAGCAGTTCAAGTTGGAACCGTTAAAGTTATGTTTCAAGGTCGTCCTTTGAATCTCTCGGGCGACCGCACGTTCGATAGCCCATGGAAAGTTACGGTTATCAACGATTCTACGTATCCGTTGCGCACCATGTTTGAAAAATGGAGCAACTATATCAACTCGATCGAAAGCAACGTTGGTCCGCTTCGCCTTTCGGCATACGCAATGCAATGGTATGTGACTCAATACGATCGTCAAGGTCAACCAGTCCATGAATATCACTTCAAAGATTGCTGGCCAGCCAACATTGGTGCAATTGCACTCGATTGGGATGAAAAGACTGCAGTAGAAGAATTTGATGTTGATATTGTTTATCAATACTACGAAATCACCAACAGTTTCGGTGGTGGAAGAATTTCCACTTAAAGTGGTTTAAAATATTATGGAATTCAAATTATTTGGATTAAAACTCGGAAGTAACAAGAAACCGCTCGGATCTTCGGAAAACCGCAAGGTCCGGCGGTCTTTTGTGTTGCCACAAAACGACGATGATGCTGTAAGCATCGAAGCCGTTGGTGGCTTTTTTGGTCAGTATGTTGACTTTGACAGCACCACCCGCAACGATGCGGATCTCATATACAAATATCGTGAAATGTCGATGCATCCTGAATGCGAGGCTGCTATTGACGATATTGTGTGTGAAGCAATCGTCAGCGAAGAAAATATGGTGCCTGTCAAGATTATTCTCGATAATATTGAATATAGCGACGATATCAAACGCAGAATAATCAAAGAGTTCAACAATATTTTGACTCTTCTCAATTTTCAAACCAAAGGTTACGAAATATTTCGTCGCTGGTACGTGGACGGTAAAGTAGCCTTTCACATCATGGTTGACGATGAAAATCTCGAACGAGGCATTCAAGAGCTGCGTTATGTGGATCCTGTAAACATTCAAAAAGTTAAACAATACAAACGCGAGTTGAATGCACAAGGTCAAAGAATCATAACAGGTGTGGATGAATTTTATGTTTTCAGCAAAGATGGTTTCCGAACAGGAATGCATCTTTCATCGCCATCAACAGGAACCGCTAGCGGATTGAGAATATCTCCTGATGCTGTGGTTTACATAACGTCTGGACTGTATGACAGCAGAAACAAGCGAACCATAGGCTATCTCAACAAAGCTATCAAGCCTTTAAACCAACTGCGCATGATGGAAGATGCAGTTGTGATTTATCGTTTGAGTCGTGCACCCGAACGTCGTATTTTTTATATTGACGTTGGTAACTTACCCAAGCAAAAAGCCGAGCAGTATGTTCGCGATCTTATGAACAAGTATCGCAACAAGCTGATTTACGATGCAAGCACTGGAGAAATACGCGAC